AATAGATCCCCTGGCTTTCGCCAGGTGGGCTCTTTGAGCCCTGACCTTGTTGTTGTCGGATTAGTACTCCACTTCAAATTCCAAAGGAATTATTACACTAGCAGAAAACACTCAAATAAGAGCGTCTTACAGCCAGAGCCTGTGAAGGACCAAGTAAGAAAACCTGTCTACTGTATTCACTCGGAATGCAACAACCGTAAGTTGTGCTATCAAATGAATGAGCAGATCTTAGGATTTGCAAATTGTCTTGGTCTATGGTATGAGAAATCATTCCATAGAATCATTGACCCTTTGATCCTAACTGATTATTGGAAATCAAAAATGATTTTCTATGATCAGACAACACTCGTCTCGGTAGTTAAGAATTTCAAGTTCCTTCTTTGTTGGAACTTTTCGCTCCTAACCTACCAAGGCGAACTTCCTGAAGGTGATTTCAAAGTGGTGACACTTGTCAATCTATTCCCTTTGTTGTATCGTGAATTTATAGAGTGTAGACTCAAAGAGTCTCGTCCTAGAAAATTCCGCACGCTATGGGACCTTCTACAATGCAAGTCTGTATCTAATACCGTTCCTAAGGAACTGATAGAAGACGCATACATGAAGCATTGGTCTACGATGAGTCGAAAATCTGACCCCATCACTCCAACTTTGCGAATGCAAATCCGTGAGTTTTGTAGACCTTGGGCAAAACTTGTTAATTCTCTTTATGAGGATAAAACAGTCGTGCCGAAGGAACACGCTACCTATGAAAGCAAACGTTCTGAAGGAGGTATGAAGTCCGGACTTCATCCCTTTATAATTAACTCAGGATTTCTCCGTGTCCCCCATCGGGAACATCGAATTGATCCTATTGTTATACATATAGAAGGAAAACCGGGAGCAGGTAAGTCATATTTAGTTAAGAATATCTGTAAAGATATTCTTCGGAAATTTGGCTTACCTACTCGAGATACTGACTCATTTGTTTATTCTCGGTCGGGTGCAGTTAAGCATTGGGACGGCTATCGAGGCCAATTAATCACCGTTATTGATGATTTTGGTCACGAACAGCCCTCTCAAGGACCAACAGAAATAGTGAGTGAACTCATTACAATCTGTTCCAATGTCGATTATATCTTGCCTATGGCAGATCTAAGAGACAAAGGGAGAAAGTTCTCATCTGAATTTGTGATTCTTACCAGTAATATGGGGTCGAATCCAATTATGGATAGAGGACTTTCTTGTCCTAGCGCTTATCAGCGTCGACTGAGTCCAACGTATGAAATGGATGAACGTAATGTCTTTTTCAAGAAGATATATCAGTTCAATTCCATGTTTTCTAACCAACATATGAATTATGTTGGGGAGTGGTCTATGCCTACAAAGGTGTGTTATCATCATATCATTAATGATGCTATCACTCGATGGAGGAAAGCCTCTCAACCAGAACAACCCTGGCGTCAAGTGATCAGTGATGATCCTCGATGCCCCATTTCAATTGATTTCCCGGAAAATCCCCCAGAGGGGTTATCCCGGGCATCAGTACAAGCCATTCCCGAACCTCTAAAGGTCCGGATAATTACAAAACCAATGAGTCTTTCGTATGCTTTGAAACCATTGCAATTAGCAATGTTCCGAGCACTGAAAGAGTATCCTTGTTTTGAACCCTGTTGGAATCCAGATTATAATCTGAAGCAACTAGGGCCCCGTGACCATAGTAAATTACTACTATCAGGGGATTATACGGCTGCTACCGATGACCTCAATTTTAATGTGAGTCAGGCAGTTCTGGACGTACTTATAGAAGAAATGGTAGACCATCCTTACTTATCCAATTGGATAAAGTGGGAAGGCTCCTCTCATCTAATTTCGTATCCAGAAAACTTAGGAATTCCTGATGTTATTCAAGAAAATGGCCAACTGATGGGGAGTTTACTCTCCTTTCCTATTCTCTGTATGGTTAATGCATTTACCATGTGTTTAGCTACTGGAACCGCTCTTCCCGAAGTTCCAGCACTATTTCATGGAGATGATATAGCTGCACAGATTACATTAGAGGAGTATCACAACTGGAAAGCAATTGCTAACAGTGTGGGACTCACTCTATCAGTTGGTAAAAATTACCTGTCAACTGATTTTGTGTCTATTGACTCACAACTTTTTGTTGTCCACTTAAAGGATCAACACTGTGAGGATATTACACGACAAAAGACAGGAAAATTTAAACTTGTCGTTCGTGGTAAGGATGATGTCCCTACTTGTCGCAAAGCCTTAGAGAATGGTTTTCGGGTTAGTACTATTGTACGACACTCAAAAGAACTTCTCAAGGAAACAGCTAGAAGTTTGGACATTCCTACCGAGTACGGAGGACTCGGAGACATATTCAGGGATGATCCCTCCAAACTCGATAAGATTATTTACTTATACGAGTTAGAGAAGATTACCTCGGTTCAAGATCTAGGAAACAATCATTATATAGTTTCCAAAGAGGTGGCCCGTGGTGTTCAAGGATTATCCGCTGAATATCCAATAATTATGGAACCCTCAGTTGATCTGAGAGATCCCACTTTGGATCGTCGACGAGAAGAACAAAAACGGTTTGTACAAGCTATGAATCGTTTAAGTAGATTGAAAGATACTGAATTTTTCAGTAATATTGACCTACAGAAATGTAGACCCTTAACAAAAGAAAGAATAGTCATCCATTGTGTTGACTATACTCGATCTGAGTTGGAGGGTCTTGCCAAATCCATTATTGGGACAAACAGTCTCCGTTTGGGGAGGAAGAACATTATAAGCAGAGTCTCGAAAGACACTGTCCCTGATTATAATGTAGTGTTTAAGGTGAATCGCATTGTTGAGAAAAAGATCTCTCCACTTGTGAGGGCCGAGGAAAAGAAACCTGTTGCTTTTAAGCGAACAGGATTCCCTAAACCATGGAAAACAAATTATGTTGACCACAGATCGGAAAAATTTCCAAGGCTCGTAGAGTCACTGAAACAAGGTACTTTGGGAACCAAATACCTACCCATTTATAGATAGTTATCGGTCTTGTATACTCTGTATGCGGTAACAACGTGAAGGAAAC